GCGAAAGCCCACAGGTGTTGAAGCGTTTGAGCATGGTGAGCGCCGCCGGGAGCGGCAGCGCTACACCATCGCCCTATGCGTGGCGCTCATCGTGGGCGCCGTGATCATTCGAATGGGGGCGTGAACGATGCCCCTGTTTGATTACCAATGCCGCACATGCAAGGTGATTGTTGAGGTGCTTGCCCCGGCTGACGGGCGCACGGCATTGCGACATGAGGCATGCGGCGCAAAATTGTGGCGGGTATTCAGCCCACCTGCCGTGATCTTCAAGGGTGAGGGCTTCGCAAAGAATGATCGGAGGGGTAAAAATGGCAAAGGCATTTGAATTCGTGAAGGCCGTTCAGCGCTCTGAGGCGTGGCTTGAGCTACGCCGCGCAGGGCTTGGGGCTTCAGACATGGCAGCCGTCATGGGCGTGAGCCCATACCGCACGCCCTATCAATTGTGGGCTGAGAAAACAGGCACCGTGCCACCACAGGTGGTTGGGGCAGCGGCCCACCGGGGCGTGATCCTTGAAGATGCCGTGGCGCGCTACTACGAAATTGAACGCGGCGTGAAGCTCCGCAAATCAAATGGCATCGTGCGCTTGAAAAGGCACCCGCGCATCATGGCAAGCCTTGATCGAACGATTGCGGGGCAGCCTGAGGGCATCGTTGAAATCAAAACCTCAGCCTCACCGCGTTGGAGCATGTACCCCGTGCCGCCTGAGGTGGTGGTGCAGGTCACCACGCAAATGGGCATCGTAGGCGCGCAATGGTGTGACGTGGTGGCGCTCTTGGGCGGTTTGGTGTTCAAGATTGAGCGGGTGCAATTTGACCCTGCGCTTTGGGCTGAGATTCAGCGAAGCGCCATGCTCTTTCTTGAGGCCGTAGATACCAAAACGCCGCCCGCTCTTGAGGCGCTTGATGCCGCCGCCTATGCGTTGGCAACGCCACAGGATAGTGACGTGATCTTGACCGCCGATGAAAAGATTGAGCGGGTGTATGCGCAGCTCCGCGAATGCAACACCGAATTGCATTTCCTAGAGCAGAAAAAGGGCGCGTTTGAAATGATCATCAAAGAGGCGATCGGTGAAAACGGCGGCATTGCCGGGGGCAATTGGGCAATCTATTGGCGCCAATCCCGCCCTTCGCAGGTCACCGATTGGCAGGCAATCTCAGAAAACCTGCAAGCGATCGCACCAGAAACGTTTGATGAGGCGTGCAAACGCTTCACCAAAGAAAAGCCCGGAACGCGCCGATTCATCGTGCGCGATGGTGGCTTGAATGATTAGGCAAACGGTAATCCTCACCGCTGATCAATGGGCGTGGGCCGTACGGGTTGGCACCGCCCGTGACGAATCCTCAAAGGCAAAGGGGCAGGTTGGGCGAAGCGGGCAATCACCCGCTAAGAGCCTGCAAAACAACATTGACGGTGCGGCAGCCGAATTGGCGGTTGCCATTGCGTTGGGTATCGAATGGCCCGCGGGGGTTGATACCTATTTGACGCAGCCCGATCTCACGGTGCCGGGCGTGGGCGCCGTTGAGGTGAAATGGTCATCGCGGGTTGGCCTCATCATTCTTGACACACCACAGGCAGATCAGGTGCACGTGCTTTGTATGGGCACAGGCGCCGTGAAGCACATTGTGGGGTGGGCTGATCGTGAAAGGATCAAGCAGCTCAAGAGCACGCCGAAACAGGATTTGGGGAATGGGCGCCCGCCTGTGTGGTTGATTACGCCCGAAGCATTGAACGATTGGGGATTGTTTCCCAAGAAAGGTGGCACGTATGCCGAAGCACGCTGAGATTCTCGCCGCATTGGCGGCACCATTCCCGCCTGAGGTCATCAGGCACCGCCCCGGCGTAGGGGGGCGCGATCTCACATGGGTTGACGCCCGCACCGTTGCGGCACGCCTTGATGAGGTGTTGGGCATTGATGCATGGGATTTCGCCTGTGAGCCTGTGCGCGATTCCAACACCGTGGTGGGCATGCTCACCGTACGATTCCCCGATGGTGGCGTGGCACGCCGTCAAGATTTTGGGTACGAAACAGGGGGCAGCGGCGAGAGCCTCAAAGAGGCTGCGAGCGATGCCCTCAGGCGCTGTGCAAGCCTGTTTGGGGTGGCAAGGTATCTCTACGCGGGTGAACGGGCCTCAGCGCCCCGCATTTCAGCCCCTGCGTTGAAGCCTACGGCAGCCCCTGCACCTGTGGCGGCAGCCACGGGGCATGAAACGATGATGCTCAAGGCGGCGCAGCTCTTCGCTGAGGGTGAATGCCCTGAGCATCGGGAGGCGTGGCAGCGAAAGCCGGGCGGCGTATCAAAGGCAAGCGGCAAGCCGTATGCACCATTTTGGGCATGCTCAGGCCGCACCGATGGGCAATTTTGCAAGCGTAAGCCGTCAATCGAATGGGTGAACGCGCAGGCGGCAGCGCCAAGCGGTGAGCCTGATCGGGCTGAGGTTGACGTTGAGAGCCTGCCCTTTTAGCATCACGCATTCACGGGGGCGGCAGGGCATTGCCGCCCCCACCAGATTGGAGGAATAGAGCATGAGCCTATGGATCAAATGGGAAGCCAACGCCCACAAAGATGACAAGATTGCGAGCCTCACCGATACCGAATTTCGGGCATTCATCACCGCGATTTCGGAGGCAAAGCAGCTTCGGAGCGGCGGCATCTTCAAGAGCCGTGAGCACCTGAAGGCTTGCATTGGCAACCGCTTCGGCAAGGCAATCAGCGGCCTCATTGAAAAGGGGTTGATGGGTGTAGATCAAGCCGGGGTCATCGCCATTTTGGGGTGGCATCGGTATCAGGTTGACCCTACGTCAACCCAACGTCAAGCCGCGTTCACGGCACGGCGCCGATCAGAATCGGTGGGGTTGACGGAAACCAAACGCCCTAGAGAGAGAGGGAGAGCAGAGAGAGATAGAGAGAATCCCCCTACCCCCTTGACGGCAGGTGAGATTTTGCGGCGGGTGGTGTCATGAGAAACATTGCATTCATGGGCAGGGCAGGCACAGGCAAAACCACATTGGCGCAAATGCTATGTGAGCGCGGCGCCTACGATCGGGTGGCAATTGCCGATTCGATCAAGCAGGTGGCACGCATTGGCTTTGGCACCTATGACAAAGAATTCAAATACCCGCAACATCAATTGGGCTTGAGCACCATAGTGACAGGGCGTGAGCTTGCACAAAACATTGGCGCCGCCTTGAGGGAAATGGATTCGCTCTTTTGGCTGCGAGCATGGAAGCGCCGGGTTGAGGGGCGCGATCCTGACGGCACCCGATACGTGGGTGATCCCCGATTGTGGGTATGCGATGACGTGCGGCTTGACGCTGAACGGGCGTTCATTGAGGTGTTCTATCCCGACACGCTCTTTGTGCGATTGGTGCGGCCTGAGGTGAATGATCCTGAGCCGTGGCAATTTGACATTACCGAAAGCCGGGCGGGTGACCTGCCCGCTGAGATGGTGCTTGACACGCAGGCGCTAACGCCTCAAGAATGCCTGAGCGCTATCGTGAGCGCCATGAATGGAGGTACGAAATGAGCGAGCTTGGTGATCTGCAAATGATGGCTGAGATGGTGGGCTTTCGGTACGCCAATTGTGCCATTGACACGGTAAGCGGGCGCGTCACGCTTGCCTGTGAGGATTATGACGGCAACACCCTCACCGCTGAGGGCGCCAATCTCAACGATGCCATGAGCGGCATGATGGCGCGCTTGGGCGCGATCATTGAAGCAGGGCAAGCCTGATGGCGGGCGTGAAGGCAAAGCGCGGCGGCCCATCGTTGCCGCCGCGTTGGAGCGTCACCGATTGCACCGAATGCGGCAAGAGCATTGAGCCTGCCGATGCAAAAAAGCCAACCTTCCCGGCACAGCGTGTGAAGGTGATCACCTTCAACGGCGCGAAGGGCAACGCACGGTTTCATTGGCGCCACAAAGGTTGCGTTCGATGAGCCTCAAGGTTGTGCCCCTAGAGCTGGTTGAGGCAAATGAATTTGTGCGTAAATTTCACCGTCACCATCAGCCCGCACAGGGCCACCGTTTTAGCATTGGGGCCGTTGACGAAAACGGCATGCTGCATTCGGCAGCTATCATTGGCAGGCCCGTGGCGCGTTTGTCAGGATCGCCGCGGGAGGTGCTTGAGGTTGTGCGCCTTGTATCTGATGGCAGAAAAAATGCCTGTTCAATCCTTTACGCAGCGGCGGCGAGGGTGGGCAAGAATTAGGCTATTGCCGAATTCAAACGTACATTCTTGAAGATGAAATTGGCACTACGCTGAAGGCAAGCGGTTGGCTTTATGAAGGCGTTGCGGGGGGGGGCAATGGAAACACACCGATGGAAAAACGCGGCGAACCGATCAGCCAATTGGAAAAAAGGGGAGGTGGGCTAAGGTGCTAAACAATCGTTCTGATGTCATTATGCCGTGGGGCGATGAAATCATTGATGCAGGTTTATGGGCAGACAAATCACCATTTGCAGGAATTGGGGGGTGAATTGATGACCGGGCTTGCCGTTGCATTGATGGTGGCACACGCAGCCATTGGCTTGATGATGGCTTGGATTGGGCTCACCGATCGAAGGGCAAACCTTCCCATCGTCACGGTGTGGTTTGCAATCAGCATGCTCACGGCGGTGACGCTTGGGGTATTGGCACGATGACGCGCACCAACGATCTTGACGTTGACGCGCAGAATGCAGCGCGCCGCCGGGGCAAGAATAACCGCAACAGGGGCAACGGCCTTGAGCGGCGGCTTGCCGCTGAGCTCACCGATGCAGGGTTGGCAGGTGAGCGGGTGGGGCAATACGGCGGCAAGGTTGACGCCCGCGGCATCGGCATCATCATCAGCGCAAAGAAAGGCGGCGCCTATTCAGAGCGCTATGACAAATGGTTGAATGAATTGAGCCCGAAGGCCGATGAGGTGGCAGCCCTAGTGATTGAAGATGCCCCCGGCTCTGGCATCAAATCCCGCCGCATGGTGGTAATTTCATGGGAGGCGCTCATTGAGCTGCTACAAAGTAGGGAGGGCACCAAATGAAAATCGCATGGGTGTTGGCGCTGATCATTGCGCCGTTCACAAACCCTGTGCCAACGGGTGAGCCCGTGGCGCCGCCGCCAAATTACGCAATGGGCGTGGTGGCTGATCAGCCCGCCGTGCCGCTTGGGTATTTTGTAGGCACAGCCACATGGTATGACGCTGACCGGGGGAATCAATCAGCGTGGTACACCCGCGCAGGCATCACGCTCTACGGCGCCATTGGTGCTGAGGTGCGCGCCTTCAAGCCGCATACATGGCGCACGTCATGGAACGTTGAGGTGATCAGCCTGCTCACAGGGCGCAGCGTCATCGTGCAGGTGGTTGACGAATGCACCTGCTATGGCGTGCGCGCCAACCCTGATGATCAGCGGCTGATTGATCTGAGCCCTGAGGTATGGGAGGCGCTAGGTGTACCGCTAGGCCGCGGCGTCATGCCCATTGCATTGGTGGTGATCCCGTGAGCCGAAGCCTGCGCCCTGAGGTCATCAACAAACGGGTGCTTGAGGCGTACCCCGGATCAACGGCGGTGGTGGCTTCAGAAAAGGTTGCAGCTCACATGCGTGAATGTGGGGTGAACATCACAGGCCGCACCATTCGATCATACGCAAAGGCAGAGCGCCGCCCTAGCGAGAAATTTTGCAACATCTTTTCCCAAGCCTTCGGGCCGTTTGAGCAAGATGATTGGATTGATCGGGAGAATCTGCCCAAGCCGTATACCCCAAACAAACGCCCTGAGCTGAGCGCGGCAGAGAAAGAGGCACGCCGCTTGCAAATGTTAGTGAACAGGTTTTGTGAATGGTGCGTTGGCGGTGACACATCAAATGGCAAAACACCACGGTGCCCTGATGCAACCTGCGTGCTTCGCCCTGCGTCACCCCTGCCGCTGAAATCAAACGCCTTCACAAAGCGTGTGTCAATCGTTGATCGGTGGGATTGATGGCATACAATCGGCGCACGCCGTCACCTAGTGGCGGCCCCCCGCCCGCACGTGAATCCTCCCACGTGCGGGCGGCTAACACCCAAACACCGCGTGAGCGCGTCACCGAATACCTCAACGCCCACCGCACCCTGATGCGCCTCACCGAATGGGAATTGAAGGCGAGCGATGACCTGCCGCCCGATGATGCGTGGGCTGACATTGAAGTGAGCGCGAATCTATGGGTGGCAACCATTCGCCTATCAAACGATTTCTTCAAGCTCAAGCCCCGTGAGCAGCGCCGGGTGCTTGCCCATGAATTGATGCACGTTCACCATCACGCCCTTGATCGAATGGTGGCGCACCTTGATGGCATCTTGGGCCGTGAGGCCTTCACCCTGTTTGATTCCCAATTTGATACCGAAGGCGAGCGGGTATGCGAAGCCCTGAGCTTTATCGTGGCAGAGCGCTTGCCCCTGCCCAATTTCAAACCCCGTGCCTCTTAGGTTTGCCCGCGCCTGCCTGACCTGTGGCGTGTTGCAACGCATCGGCAATCGGTGCGGCACCTGTGCCAATAAGATCACGGCTAAGCGGCAGCGGGAGCGTGGCCCTCAGCCCTACGCTGACCCTGCATGGCGGCGCCTGAGCGCTGAGATGCGGCGTGAACACCCGTGGTGCCAAAGATGCGGCAGCCCTGCCAACCTCACCGT